GAATATTTAATTAAATCTTTCGAGTGGGAAGGAAATCACCCATCAGGAGGAATTATTGAAGAATTTTATCTGCCAGGAGCATTAATAGATGTTGCACCATTCATTGTTGATAAAATAAAAGGATTTTTATATTTCAACTTTGATATGGAGATCACAGTAAGAACAAATGCAACTATGATGCATTCAGGAGCTTTGATGACGTGTTGGTTGCCTTCACACAGAGAAGTCGTTGGAGAAAGCATTAAATTAAGCAACTTATATACTGCTATGCAATGCAATTCTCATATTCTAAGCGCAGGAACGCAGAAAACAGTAAAGTTTACAGTGCCTTATACGCAACCTCAATTGTTTTACACAGTTGATGAAGTTTTAGAAGAAAAAGCAGCACCAGTTCATGGATTAGTTAAGATTTTTGTACTACATCCATTGATGCTATGCGGTGCTACCGGAACACCAAAAGTAACAGTTTCAGTATTTGCAAAATTCAAAAATTTCAAACATGCAGGACCAACAACTAATGCTTTCTTAGGAGCCAAATTTGAAGGACAATCAAAAAGCGAAGCTGCAAGCAAAAGTGGGAAAGGGATAATAAGTACTACTTTAAATGCTTTAGGCGGAGCAGCTTCTTCAATAGGGAAGATAAGTTTTCTGCCATCAACAGTGACCTCAGGTTTAAAAGCAGCCGGAGGAATTGCTCAAGGGTTGAGCCACGTAGCGAAAATGTCAGGTTGGAGTAAACCACATACAGTAGCTGTTCAACAAGAAGTGCTTTTGAAACAAGTCCAGGATCTAGCTTTAAGCGAAGGCCTGGCCAATGGTGCTCATATGACATTGAGTCCCGATGCCCAAGTAGATGTAGGATCTGATGTATTCGGACAAACAGAAGGTGAAATGGCTTTGATTAACTTAGCTAAGAAACCTGGTCTGATTATGTTGTTCACTCTGAATGCTGCCACACCAATTAACTATGTTATAACACGTGTGATGTGTCATCCAGTTTCAGGACCTACTTACTACCAAGAAGCCTATCAAG